GTGTCTACGCATCAAGCGGTGCCTAATTAAATGGGTGGGGGTTTTCCCCCACCTTTCTTTTCAGCGGCTCAATAATGAGTTTGGGGGAGACCCCGCCTAATTGCAGAAAGGTTGCAATATTATGCCAATATCTAATTACCCTAACGGGTTCGCTTCTGGTGTAGCCATAAGAGGTATGCCAATTCTTAATGGTTATGGTGGTGACATCTACTGGGTTGATTCTGGTGCAGGATCCAACTCCAATGATGGTACTCACAACCGACCCTTTTCAACTCTGGACTATGCGGTCGGTCGCACAAAAGCGGACAACGCCGATATAATAATGGTGAAGGCTGGACATTCGGAAGAGGTCACTGCTGCTGGCGGTCTTGATCTCGATGTTGCTGGCATTACTATTATAGGTTTAGGCAACGGCTCCAATAGACCTACAATTAATTTCACAACAGCTGTCACTGCAGATATGGATGTTGATGCGGAAAACATCACCATTTCCAATTTTCTATTTACAGGTGGTATCGATGCCTTGACTGGTATTATCGATGTTAATGCAGCTGACTTTTCTATGATTAACTGTGAGACACGCGATGTTACAGGTCAGATGACCGACTGCATCGTTGCGGATGCAAACGCCGATAGAATGTTAATTGACGGCTGGGTACATCGTGGTGCGGCTGCTGCTGGTGGTGCTTCTGCGCTACAGTTAGTTGGCGGTGACGACACGATGATCCGTAACTTCTGGATAGATGGTAACTTTGATACAGCCGCTATCGAGAACGTAACAACAGCTGCTGTTAACCTCACCATCAACGGTGGAGCTAACGGTTCATATATCAGAACTCGCAATGCTGCAGACGTAGCCCTCACTGCTGTTGCAACTACAACGGGCAATGTTGGACCAAACATCTATGCAAGACTACAAGACGATGCCGCGAATATCACGGAAGCATTTGTTGGAGCAGACATGCAGTTCTTCCAGCCAATTGCTATCGCGAATGCTGATGGTCAGGTCGGTATGAATACCAATATTGCTGCTTCAACTGACGCTTAAAAAGGAGACTGAATATGCCGGGTGGAAAAGGAACTTATGGGAGAATGAAGGGGCGACCTCCAGCAATGACCCCTGAACAAAAAAAGAAGATGATGGCTATGATGAAAAAGAAAAAGAAAATGAAAAGGGCTTAATTCATGGCAGATCTAGTCGCCTCAACAACTATCCAAGATGGTCAGAGGCTGGCTGTTATGCGTTTCACTAATGTGTCCGATGGGTCTGGGGAGTCTGCCGTTGTAAAGGTAGACGCTTCAGCCCTAGAGGCAATGGCGAGCGGTAGCAAATCCACCAATATAAAAATTATGAAGTGTTGGTGGACCATTAGTGGGATGGATGTTGACCTACTTTGGGATGCCAGTACCAATGTCCACGCAATTAGCCTAACGTCTGATGGAGCAGGGTTTCTAGACTTCTCCGCTTTCGGTGGGCTTCCTAACACGGCGGGTTCAGGTAAAACGGGTGACATTCTAATTACAACCCGTGGTCATACAAACTTGGATACCTATACGATAATCCTCGAACTTCAGAAGGGTTAACGCTATGGCGGTTTCGGGCACGACTACCTTTAATATGTCGGTAGACGAAATCATTATAGAAGCGTATGAGCGTTGCGCAGTTTCCAGTCCAACTGGTCATCAACTCCGCAGCGCCCGTCGCTCCTTGAACCTGCTGTTGCAGGATCTTGGAAACAGGGATGTGCATCTGTTTAAACAAGCTCAACAGACGCTGTCTACTGTAGCATCCCAGACATCCTATACTCTGGATGGTGATGTCCTAGATGTTTACGATGTCTATGTTTTATCAGATGGAACAACAGGCTCTGAAATATCTGTTGCGCGGTATACGCAGGCAGAATACGCAGCGATGCCTAATAAGACTAACGAGACCAGACCCAGTCATTTTTACCTAGACAGGGAGCGAGATGCCCCGAAGCTGTTTTTGTATCCAACGCCTGAGAAGGTGTACACAATCAACTATTTTGAGTATACTCGCATACAAGACGTGGGCGATTACACAAACACACTTGACGTTCCTGTTAAGTTTTTACCCGCTGTCATTACGGGACTTGCATTCATGCTGTCGGAGAAGTTACCGACGCTGGATACTGCTCGCACAACGCTGTTTAAACGGCGCTACGACGAGGATGTTCTTCGAGCAATACAAGAAGACGAAGAACGCACGTCACTGTTTTTGACACCAAACATAGCGGGTACAGGTTTTGCGGCACGGATCGGGTAAACATAGTTTTGGTTATTGTGACATCACAGGGGAGCGGGTTCCGTATCGTAAACTCAAAACCCAGTGGAATGGCTTGCGCGTAAGTCCACGCGCCTACGAAGCAAAACATCCACAGCTAACACCGAAAAGATTTATTAAAGAAAATCTTTCGCTGAAAAATCCACGACCAACCGATGGCTTTAGTGTGGGTACTGTCACCAGTTTGTCAGTCCAGTTTCCGTCAACATCAGGGCAGGGAAGTGATCCAGTCTAATGGCGACATTCTTAACATTAAAAACAGACATACAGGACTGGCTCGATAATAATACGACAGAGCTTGCAGGTCAGTTGGATCAGATTATCCAGAATGCTGAAGATCAAATAGCTGACGACGTAACAGAAGATGCTTTCTTTTCATCTGCGTCTGGTGAAATGACGATAGGTGACAACACAATTATCAAACCCACAGGTGAGCGTGGTATTCGATATTTCCAGATCACAAGTGGTTCGACAGTTGTTCAGCTGGAGCGCAGGGAAGTTACTTTCTTAAAAGAGTTTTATCCAAGCACCAGTACTACAGGCACACCAAAATATTTTGGCGAGCTAAACGCAACAGAATTTTTAGTAGCACCAAGTCCATCTGCGGCACACGTCTATGAGATTGGTTTTACCCAGAGACTGTCGCGTCTGTCTGCATCCAATACCACCAACTTCTTAACCGATAACGCATATCAACTTTTATTATATTGTTGTCTTAGCCATGCATCTGCTTACGTCAAATTTCCAGAAGCAGCTGCTATGTATGCACAGTTTTATGAGCGTGCGCTGGCTGGCGTAAACAAACGCTATGCGAGACAGCAAGTCACTAATGACAATGTCCCGGCGGTGTAACATATGGCAGATACAGCAACCACAGCACTAAGATTTAGAGACCAAGAATCAGGCGGCAACGACGGCACTTGGGGAACTTTAACTGACGTTAACTTTGCGTTGGTAGAAGAAGCTATATCAGGTGTTTTGACAAAAGACATATCAGGATCAGGAACAACGACGCTGACAACAACAAACTTTGTCAGTGATGAAGCGCGTCATATGACCCTGAAGTTAACGGGCACACTGACAGGTATTAGTTATGTTGTGTTACCGAATGTAGAGAAACTTTATTTCATACACAATGCGACAGGCGGTGAGTTCGCTGTCTACGTCAAGACCAGTTCCGGGGATAGCGTTGAGATCCCGGTTGGCAAAGACATTATATATGTCGATGGCAGTAACGTCATAACAACATTGCTTGGTGCTTCACTGGCTAATATTGTCAGCGCCGTCAACACAGGAACTCTGGCAACTCTGGCGGCAAATATTGCGGCAATTAACGGGGTTTATGCAAATGCGACAAACATCACAACCGTAAGTGGCATAAACGGAAACGTCACATCCGTGGCAAATAATTCCAGTAATATTAGCGCCGTGGCAAATAATAAAACAAACATTGATGCCCTCAACACGGACCCGTTGAAAAGCAACATAAATACAGTAGCGGGACTGTCATCTGAAGTAGGTGTGTTGAATGGAATAAGTAGCGCAATATCTACCGTAAGCGGTATACAGGCTAATGTGTCAACCGTGGCGGGAATATCGAGTGCCGTATCCACCACGGCAACCAACGCTTCAGCGGTCACAGCATTTAGTCTAGTGTACCACGGTGCGGCAAGTTCGGATCCGTCATCTAGGTCTGATTCTTCGGATTTGGTTCAAGGAGATTTATATTTTAACAGCTCAAGTAATGTTCTAAAAATCTATTCGGGTTCAGCATGGCAGGCGGCAGCTTTAGACAGCAGTGGCTTTGCTACATCTGATTTGCAATTAAGCAACAGCACCCAGCATAACATCCTAGTGGCTGACGGAACAAACTTTGAGTCAGTGTCTGTCGGATCACTTTCCGCAATATCTACAGTTGCGTCTGATGATCTTTTTCTAGCAATAGACACTTCTGGCGGTGGACTGAAAAAAATTACAAGATCAACTTTAGTTGCTGGTCTTGCAACTTCGTCAGCTATAACCGAAATATCTCAGGATGATTCTCCGCAGTTAGGTGGTAACTTAGATACAAACAGCCACAACATACTAATTGATGATGCACATTTTATTGGTGATGAAAACGGTAATGAACAGATTATATTTCAGACAACTTCTTCAGCGGTCAATCAGTTTGATATTACCAATGCTGCTACAGGTAACTCACCTGAAATATCTGCAACGGGTGGTGATACAAACATAGGCTTGAAGTTGACCCCGAAAGGCAGTGGTCAGGTTGTTCTCGATGGCAACGTAGGCATAGAAAGCGGCTTGATAGATTTAAAGAATGGCGGTTCTGTATCTGCCGTCAGATTTTACTGTGAAAGTTCAAACGCTCATTATGCCGCCGTGGTCGCTCCAGCCCATAGTGACTTCTCAGGAAATGTCACACTTACCCTGCCAGTGACAAGTTCCACACTGGTTGGTGACAGCGCTACGCAGACACTGTCAAACAAAACACTGACAGCACCAAAGTTTGCCGACGCAGGTTTTATAGCTGATGCAAATGGCAACGAGATGGTTGTGTTCCAAACAACCTCATCTGCCGTAAACGCTCTCGAAGTCACAAACAGTGATACGGGTAACTCTGTTGTGTTAGGCGCTTTTGGAAGCGATTCCAACGTCGATATTGACCTCACACCAAAGGGTACAGGTGAAGTAAATATCTCATCAAAAGCTGTAGCTAATAATGATGTCACGATCATCGATGACAAGAAATTATATTTTGGAACCAACCAAGATGTTTCTCTGGAATATGATGAAGACGGTACTGACTCGCTAGTTATAGCTGGCGGTGATGTAACCCTCGCTGACGATAAAAAGTTTTATTTCGGAAGCGGTCAAGATGTTTCTTTAGAATACGATGAGGATGGAACCGACTCGTTGCTTATCGCTGGTGGCGATGTAACTATTGCAGATGACAAGAAGCTGTACTTTGGAACAAACCAAGATGTGTATCTTGAGTACGACGAAGACGGCACAGACAAACTAATAATTAAAGGTAACACGACTTTTCTGGATGGGTCATACGACTTCGATATAGCCAGCCACGATGGCACAAATGGTTTGAAGTTGGGTGGTACAATTGTTTCGGCAACTGCTGCACAGTTGAACTATAATGTGGTTAGTTCACTAGGTACGACAGAAGCAAGTAAAGTGGTTACCGCTGATGCAAATGGTGTTGTTACATTTGACAATGGTAAAATTGAAGAAAGCACCGCTGTAAGTTCAAGCAGTAATGCGGCAACTATCAATCTGAGAGATGGGGATAATTTTACACATACGCTTTCAGAGAATGTTACCTATACCTTTAGCAATCCAGCCGCAAACGGCAAGGTTTCTGCGTTCACCTTAAAGGTAACACAAGATAGTAGCGCAAGAACAATCACATGGCCCAACAGTGTTGATTGGGGTGCTGGTACAGCGCCGACATTATCAACAGGTAATGCTGCGGTAGATGTCTTTGTATTCGTTACCTATGACGGTGGTACAATATATTATGGCTTCACCGCTGGTCAGGCGATGGCTTAATGAGTGCTGCTAAAAAAATAATTGCTTCGACTTCTGGCGTAGGGGGTGAAGGGCTAAACGTAGAAGACGTTTTTAACACGCACATGTATCTCGGTTCAGGTAGTAGCCAAACTAAAACTAACTATGTAGATACTCTTAATGAAGGAGGTATGGTTTGGATAAAAAATAGAAGCGCATCGGCGAACAGCGCATTGTTTGACACAGAAAGGGGTGCTGGAAAAGGTTTAGAGACAAGTACCTCCGCTCCTGAAACATCAGGTGGGTCAGGGGATTTGACCGCATTTACAAGTACTGGCTTTACTTTAGGAACAAACTACAACCAAAATGTTAATACTAGTGGTAACACATATGTATCATGGGCATTTAGAAAAGCAGAAAAATTTCTTGATATAGTTACATATACTGGCAATTCTACTGCTCGCTCCATTTCCCACAGCCTTGGAAGTGTTCCGGGGATGATCATTATTAAACAGCTTGGCGGCACAACGAACTGGGAAGTTTATCATCGAAGTTTGCCAAACGAAACCGGAGATTACCCGTATATTTTGCAATTAAACTCCAAAGCAAGTTTAATAGGAAACCAAACGTTCTTTACATCAGGAATTACAAGCACTGAATTTAAAATTGCTCATTATAATGCCGTAAATGCCAACGGAGGAACATATGTTGCATATTTATTTGCACATAATGATGATGATGGTGGGTTTGGCCCAAACGGCGATCTAGATATAATCAAATGTGGTTCGTTTACTACTGATTCGAGTGGTAGTGCCTTGAAAGGCCCAAACTTAGGGTGGGAGCCGCAATGGGTACTATTCAAAAATTCTACAAGCACTCAAAGTGGTGATTGGTACATAATGGATTCACATAGAGGGTTCTATAGTACGGGCTATGATTCTGACACTGGTAAAACTCGCGGTCTCAGAGCAGATAATGCTGGAGCAGAATTTAACTTTACTAACAATACCCTTAACTTGACTTCTACCGGATTTACAATGCCAAGTGATGCTTTTTCTCCGGGGCAAACATTTATCTATATGGCAATTCGCCGTGGCCCCACAAAAGAAGCGGAATCTGGCCCTGAAGTTTTTGGTATAAACGCAGGTGGATCTACAAATTACTTTAGTTCTGATGGTATTACTTATGCTCTTAAAAGCCCAGATGATATGGTAATTGTGAAAAGACGAGATTCTACTACTCCAGCAGACCAACAGTGGGCGGTTACTGATAGAATACGAGGTATTGAACCTTGGACAAGTTGGACAACCTCTTCTACTACAACTACGCCAACACTTTTTACACATAGTACTAATGGTGAAAGTGTATCTGGCAGTAGAGCAGGGAAATATCCGGGGACAACAGGTAACGGTGGTGGAAATGCTGCTTCAACAAACATAGTGGCTACAGGGTTAGCTCCCGGTATCAGCTACTGGTGGAGAAGATCTCCGAAATTTTTTGATATAGTGGGTTATGTGGGTGATGGTGCAACTGATCAAACAATTACCCATAATTTACAAGCAATCCCAAAAATGATCTGGGGCAAACGAAGAGATGGTTTGTCATCAGGTACAGGTTCAAGTTGGGTCGTATATTATGGTAGTGGATTGTACAACCTATTTTTAAATTCGAATACAAATTTTACTGGATTAACGGCTATACACAAAGTCGGAGCTTCTGGTTACGAGATAGATTCTACAACTCAGTTTGCTGTTAGTGTGCAATCGGGGGGTAATTCTTCACATTCTCTTAACACATCAGGCAATGAGTATATTTTGTACATATTTGGTGAGCAAACAGGCATTTCAAAAATTGGTACATATGAAGGAACAGGAAGCGATTTAACCATAAATTGCGGTTTTGCAGCTAGGTGGGTAATGATTAAAGATGCAACGGCAGGAGTTTCAGGTAACTGGTTCGTTTATGATACCACTAGAGGAATTAATGCAGGATCTGATCCGTTTATTCGATTTGATATTACCGATGCAGAAGCATCAGCAGATTACATTGATCCTCATAGTTCTGGTTTTACCGTTGTTGGTGGACAAACGCATAATGTTGATGATCACAATTACTTTTTTTACGCTATCGCATAAGGAGTTAACATGGAGTATAGGGTAAAAAGCTCTGGTGATTTAAAAACTCAAAGTGAGTTAAAATCAGAAAATTCCAACACAAGTTTTCCGAAGGTTTGGAATGACAGTGTTCTTGAGTTACTTGGTGTAGATCCAGTTTTATATGGGCCACAACCAGAGGCAGGTAAATATGAACGTGTTGAACGAAATGGTGTTGTACAAGATTCTAAGGGTAACTGGATTGAAGCATGGCATGTTGTAGATATGTTTTCCGATGCGAAAGACGAAGACGGAAATGTAGTCGAAACTAAAGAAGAGCAGGAAAAAACATATCAAGCGAAATTAGATGCAACAGAAGCAGATGGAGCTAGAACCAGAAGAAATGAGCTACTAGCTGAAACAGATTTTTATGCTTTAGATGATTCACCTGCGATGTCCGATGAAATGAAAACATACAGACAGGCACTTAGAGACTTACCTTCTCACAGTGACTGGCCTTATGTATCATTCCCAGATAGGCCTTAAATTCAATGGCTAAAACTACTAGCGCGGCTTATCCGCAAACACACGATTACTCAACAGCAGTTGCGACAGCGGCAACAACCAGTTTAAACGACGACACGCCAACCAATCAGGTGACGCTACTGACGGCGAGTTCTGAAGGCGACCGTGTTACAAAAATATGGGCTGTGCCCCGTGCAACTTGTACCGCAGGTGTGTTATACTTGTGGATATCAACAGACAGTGGAAGCACTAAACGACTAGCGTTAACAAAGTCGATAGCTGCCAACACTGTATCTGCTACGTCTGCACCTAAGTGCATTGAGTTCTGCTGGAACGATGATCCAGCGAGACCCATCTCCGAGGCAGAGCCATTGGAGTTAAAAGCAGGTGCAATTCTTTACGCTGGCTACAGTCAGGCGCTCTCTTCAGGAATGGTGTTTCATGCAATTCATATTGAGTACTGATATTGGCAGAAAAGAAAAAAGCAAAGTCTAAGGTTAATCAGGCAGGTAACTATACCAAGCCGACTATGCGTAAGCGTTTGTTCAATAAGATTAAGGCAGGGACAAAAGGCGGTAAAGCTGGGCAGTGGTCAGCGAGAAAAGCGCAGATGCTTGCGAAGCAATATAAAGCTGCAGGCGGTGGATATAAGTAATGGCCCCTACGAAAAAGACTAAGAAGAGTTTAAAGAAACCTCAAGAATCTCTGGTCAACTGGGGAAAACAAGACTGGGGCACAAAATCTGGCAAGAAGTCAGCCGACACTGGTGAGCGTTACCTACCTAAAGCCGCAAGAAAAAATTTAACAGCAGCTGAATATGCAAGAACCACCAAGAAGAAGCGCGAAGACACCGCAAAAGGAAAACAGCATTCCAAGCAACCTAAAAAAATAGCCAGTAAAACTAGGAAATACAGATCAAAGGCGTAGGCTATGTTAAGACGTGTACCATTACAGCCCGGTGTCAATAAAGACGACACGGCTTATTCACAGGAAACGGCAGCATTTGTTGATGCAGACCATGTGCGGTTTCGTCGGGGGCGTGCGCAAAAAATTGGTGGGTTTAGTGCTGTAAGTTTCGATGCGTTAGATGGTACACCGAGAGGCATGTTTGCATGGCGCGACAACGCCACGGTAAAGTATCTCGCTATACATACAAATCTAAGACACTACGTCTGGGCTGGTGGTGCGGCATATAATATAACACCCATCAGATCTTCGGGTACACTGGGAGCCAATCCGTTTGTAACAGTCAGTGGTTCAGCAGCTGTTACCGTTACACACACAAGTCACGGCTTAATTGCTAACGATTTTGTGACGTTCAGCAATGGTGATGCAGTAGGTGGTTTAGATCTTGATACTACATTTCAAGTTACAAGTGTCACGAATGACAACACCTATATTATTACGGCATCAAGCAATGCATCGAGCAGTGCAACAGGCGGCGGCAGTTCAGTCGGTTTTTCATATGAAGCCACCACAGGTCGAAGCGCTGGTGTTCCGGGTCTTGGCTGGGGTACATCGACATGGAATGCGAGTACGTGGTCATCGGCAAGATCTGCAACAGGTTTGTTGTTGCGTACAGTAAGTTCAGCGCAGTTTGGTGAAGATCTGCTATTCAATCCACGGTTCGAAGGTTTATGGAAATGGCCCCTAGATGTAACCGCGAGAGCAACACAGATCTATCAAAACGCAAATAGCGAGGTGATCGCACCAAGCGAAATAGGTTCTATGTTCGTATCACCAGAACGGCATGTGTTCTTGCTAGGCACAAACATGGATGCCGCAGGTGTCACAGGTACATTCAATCCAATGCGGGTTATGTTTTCCGATCAAGAAGATGACTCAACATATATTACAACGGCAACGAATTTAGCTGGTGATGTTGTGTTGTCAGAAGGCAATCAGCTGGTAGCGGGAACGTCAACACGTTTGGTGAACCTGCTCTTCACAGACACAGCGTTATATACAGCAAGACATATCGGTGACATTGACTTTGTCTATGACATACAGCTTGCGGGTTCCGCATGTGGATTAATCAGCCCGAACGGTTTTGCTGTTGTGGATGGTAAATGTTTTTGGATGTCTAACACAAAACAGTTTTTTGTTTATGCAGGTGGTCAACCGCAGGTTATCCAATGCACCGTGCAAGATCATGTGTTTGACAACCTTTCAGCGGCACAACGCGAAAAGGTATATGCATCACATAATTCTGAGTTCAACGAAATATGGTGGTTATATCCGCATGATTCCGATGAGTGTGATCGTTACGTTATATATAACTATATAGAAAACACTTGGTCGATTGGTACGTTTGACCGCACCGCAATGATTGACCGTGGTGTATTTGACGTGCCTCAGATGGTGGATTCAAGCGGGATAATCTATGCGCATGAAGACTCCGCTAATGCAAACGGTTCTGCATTCGCAGCGCATATCGAGACAGCGCCTATGGATCTAGAAGACGGTGAGCGCGTTATGGAACTGCGCAGGATAATACCTGACTTGATCTTATCGTCAGGTGGTTCTGTAGATTTTACAGTAAAACATAGACGGTATCCTGTTGCGACAGAAACAACAGAAACATCACAACAGGTCACAGAAACAACAAGCAAGTTAGACTATCGGGTGCAGGCGCGGCAGATGTCACTGCGTATAAGCTGTAACGGTGTCAACGATGATTTTAGGCTAGGAGACATTCGCATGGATGTTACACCGGGTGGATATAGATGAGTAGATTTCCTGAGTTTATAAATGATATGAACAACTGGGCACGGCAGTTCAGTGAAGTCGCACAGAATGATAGTGATGAACAGTCTAGACGCATCAGAATCCTTGATGGAAAGACAACAAAAGCGTATACTTCGAACGAACGCGACAACCTTATAAATCCAAATGTCGGCGCAATAATTTACAATAAATCGCTTGGGGTATTCCAAGGTTACGACGGTGACGGTTGGTTTGATTTTTATCAGAAACCACAGGCGAGTTTTACATTGCAACGCACACTGGGCGGTAGGTCGTTATAATGCAGGGAATCACAAGTCTAGAAGGTCACGACAAAGCAAACAACAGGATGCGTAATAGTTTACGCATGGTTGTCCCACAGCTTTCCGATGAACAAAAAGACAAAATTATGCAGGACATTATGCAGACGGTTAGTCCTCAACCAGAACCTGCCATGCCTGATAACGTAAACCCCGATGTTATAAATGTCGGTGATCAACAGTTTGACGTAGACCAGCTACAGCAGATGCCAATGCAGGCGGCTGAAGGTTTAGCGGATATGGGGCAGGGCGGTGACACCGAACTTGCACACATGGACCCAGAAACCATAGCGATGGCACAGGCAATGGGTATTCTACCTGAAGCGAAACAGAATGTGATGACGGGGTTACCTGCTTTTTTCGATACTGCAGAGGGTGGTATGTCTGGTCTGGGTGGTGTCGGTGGTCCAACAGGGACAGATGGTCAAGGTGACGAAGTTAACGATGAGGATGAAGATGACGACACGCGTGATCGCGCTGGTACAACGGGTGAGTTTGGTGGGAATGTAAGTGCTACGCAAGGTAGCCCCGGAAATGAGGCGATGGGTGGATTGGGTGGAAGGGCGTATAGTGGTGACACACCTCCACAGGAACCGGGAATCGCTGACGCTTATGGAAACTTGAGCCAAGGGTACACTCAGGCAGGTTTAACCTATGGGGTAAAACCAGCTAGCATTGTGGATTTAAGTAAAAAACAAAAAGAAGAACATATAGATCGCGTCATAGATGCAAGACACGCCAACAATCCTACTAATGCACAGATGGACTTAAATGCTATCACCGAACGAGGGTTTCAAACAGCCAACCCCGGAATATCACAGGCTGTAGGTATCGCTGGAACACTGATGGGCTTGGCTGTTCCCGGCGTTGGGCTGGCAACCACGTTAGGCAACGTGGTAAACACCATAGCGGGACAACCAACCCTTATGGATTTAGCGGTCGGCAACCCTAAGATGACAAGCACAGCTGTTAGTGGAATTAAAGACAGTGTGTCAGGTTTTGGTAAGTCAATAACAGATGCGCTTTCAGGCATAGGTAGTCTGGTCGGGGGCACACCCGATGATTCAAGGGATGAACTAAGCGACAACGAAGAACCACTCATAGAGACGGTAGAGGAGGACTTGGATGACGCTGTGCCACCTGTCGCTGGTGTGAACGCGGAGCAGGAAAAACTCGTAGCGGAAGGTTATGACCCAGCAACAGCGGAGTTAATTGTAGAGAACTTCCGTAGTGTCGATGCGTTTAAACAATCTTACAGGTCGAGGTTCAACGCTGAACCGTCAGCGTCTGAAATGAATGATCCAAGCAAACAGTCGTTTATAAACATACGTCGCGGTCAGATTCAGGGAATGACATAATGCACAATGGTATCATGGATGTCGCACAGCAAATGCAAAGACTTGGAAGGGATGGCGATACGATATTAGCGCACATCAATCCCCGCGAGATGCAGGCGCTAATGAATATGGGTGGTCGTGGTTCGATAAACCCAGCCACGGGATTGCCAGAGTTTGCCCCGATAGATCCTTTATATTATTTATCGGTTAATCCGCAGGTAATGCAGCAGGCAAGACAATCGACAATAGCGGCAGGCATACAGCCGGGTGAAGAGTTTCAGGCAAACATGTTTAGAATTGCGCAGGATCACTACGATGCGTTTGGCGAAGCTGAAGGTAGAGCGCCTGATGCCAGCCTAGCTCCCGGTCCATCAACTGATTTTGATGCTGAGTTTTATGCGGCGAGAAACCCCGATGTGGTTGCGGCATATGGTGATGATCCACGCGCATTAGTGAACCACTACCTACAGTTTGGCGTTGCTGATACAGTGTTTAGCGGCGATGATACTCAGGGTAGACTTGGTAATCCAAATCAAGTTGTTGATCCACCCTCCGATATTTTTGATGGTGCATATTACGCCGCAAACAATCCAGACGTTGTTGCTGTTTATAGTAACGCACCAGACCGTCTTTATCGCCACTTTCGTGATTACGGGCAGGCAGAAGGCAGGCTAGGTAAAGCGCCTTCGACCACTGTCGAAATACCTGAAATACCGCAGGTTAATCTTGGAACTGGCAACAATGGTGGCGGCGTAAATTTAGTGTCACCGCCTGCTATACCAGACGGCAGGGCATACAGTCCAAGGGTTTCGGGTGACGAATATCAGCCAGTTGACTACAGCGGGTTAAACGTGACTCCAAGAGATACAATTGATTTGCTAGCAAATCAGGGGGTTGGTGTTCGTTATTATATTATGGTCCTTAACCAAAATGGTCAGATGGTAAAAGAATATGTCCCAGCCAATACGCCGGGAGCAATACGGGAAGTAACAGGGGTCTATGGATCAACAGGGCGAGGTTCTGGAATGCATGATTTTTATCCAAACGAGTTAGGCTTTATACCAGAAGAACTAGATGTGTCTGGTATATTGGGATTAGATCCTGAGTAATGAACAATTAACGACAACAGCAACAACGAAGGATGACGTAGTCCCACTAGCGCATTTCCTGATAGAGCAGTTTCACAAGGAGTATCGGGAACACTATCCTGCAGTAGATGTTGAGAAGGTTATACGCTATATTGCAGACCATATAATAAACGGCAGAGGCTATGTCGTCAGACTGAATAATGATATAATCGGGGCAGCTTTAGTCAAGGAAGCTGACTACTGGTTCTCGAAGGAAACCTTCCTAAACGAAGGTGTGTTTTATGTCAGTGCGAAGGCACGGCGTACACCAGCGGCAAAGCTGCTACTAAACGAGCTTAAAGCATACGCTCGCGAACTTAATCTCCCGCTGATGATCGGTGTCACCACGGGGGATAGGTTAAAAGCTAAAGATAAATTTTTCGAAATGAATAGCTTTAAGCGAGTAGGTGGTATGTATGTGTTGCGGATCTAACACTCAAACGACGGTTCAAACTCCTGAAGTTCCTGATTGGCTAGAGGACTACTATCAGTACCAGACAGCCGCTCAGAAGGAACTTTATGATACAGCACGGGACATCTATCGAGAACGTCAAGATTTCCCGCTGTACACAGAGCCTAGGATACAGGACTTCACCACTGACCAGATGGGTTCGTTCAACCTAATTCGTGATAATATTGGTGTCGCAGATCCAAGCCTTGAGGCGGCGGTTGCAAGAAACACGGCTGGTGGTAGAACATTCGCTGACCTAGGCGGTACAGAGTACAGTGCTGGAACTGCCATAGCCCCAACCGCAATAACTACGGCAAATCTTGCACCCTATCAATCGCTTTATAAAGAAGATGTAATTGACGACACTCTCGTTGACATGCGTCAGGAATATGAACGACAGGGTCTAGCGCGACAAGGAGCCGCGCAGAGGGCTGGAGCCTTTGGTGGTAGTCGCCACGGTCTCATGGATGCGATGGCTCAAGAGGACTACTTAGACGCAGTTGGTCAAGTGA